GCTTTGTCCTTATCTAAATCAACACCATCAAATGTTCTGATTTTTTTAAATTCAGCAGGTAAAACACATTCAAATTCATCCTTTTCTGATACCTTTCCGAAAGCAACTCCCCTTCCCGTGTCTCTAAAATCTATCAGTGTAAATGCAGTTGATACCTGAATAACTTTGGTGGTTGTACCAAAATCATCAACGGCTACAAGCTGAATATCATATGCATTATCAACATCAGCAGCTATAATCACATTAGAATTCCATGTATAGGTCCTCGTATAGGTTGTATGTGTGGTATAACCTGCTGCATTCTGTATTTTGTATTGTAAGGTGAATGTCTTGCTATTCTTATTGTTCAAGGCTGTTATTAAAGCATTGAATATAACCTTTATATATGCCCCTTCTTCATTGGCTGTGCCATTGGATGTACACCTATAAGCTGTTAGTACCTCAATAACGGGTGTTGAATAGGCAATAACATTGATATTTACCGTCTTTGTTATCGTCCTGCCTCTGCTGTCAGTAACAGTTACATTAATTGTATTTGTGCCTGCTTTAGTAAGAACATCTGTGGTTGCCCCATTAAAAGCATAATTCTCACCATTGGCAGTTATCTTATAACTTTTTATTGTACTGGAATAACAACCTGCCGCTGTAACTGTAACTTTAACCTTAGATTTATTCTGTACATAAGCACCATATGCAGTTTCATATTCATATGGGTCTCTGCATTCTATAGCAGATATCTCTGGTGCAACACTTGACGAAACTGTGGCAGTAAATGTTATTGTTTTGCAACCAATAAGGCTGTCACCAAATGTATACAAATAAAATGTAATGCTTGCACTTGTGTTGTTTGGAATCTTATTCATTAAATCAGTTGGTACAGTCCATGTATAACTATCAGCAAATCCCTCTGTTATTCCAACCTCATCTCCACCATTAAACGAATAATACAAATGATGTGTAAAGTTATCTGACGCTCTATTTGTGTATATTGTGATATCATCTCCAAAATCAACATTTGATGTATCCAATGATGGCTGGGAAGCTCTTGGAATATGTGTTGTTGATATTGTGAATTCATTTGAATCTGAACTAAAAGTATCATGTTCAATATAGCATTCAAGTGTTACATCCAAATCTCCTTCTGAATTATGTATTCTTGGTCCCCATGTATCTTCTGCAACATATATTCCATCATTTGTGATTTTATCGTCTGATGTTAAATTATAGGTATACCATTCACTAACATCTCCTACGGATGTTTTTAATCTGTAATAGACAGTTCCTAAGCCGTAAGTGGTGTAACCTGTATTGATTCTATAAATGAATATCTGAGTTCTAAATGTAGATGTATTATCAGAAACACTATAGTCTGTTTCCTCTATTCCAATCTGATATGCAATATACTGATTGCTTGTACCATAATCACCTGACCATTCCATTTGTTTCACCACCTATCTTTAATATTTTTATATTAATTCTCATTAGCATCTGTTTCCGTTTTATCAACAGCTATATTGTACTTATCAAGTAAACTTAATAAGGTTGTAATTTGTGCTGATAATCTGATTAATTCATCAACATTCAATCCTTCTGTCTCCTGTCTTGTCTGCAATATCTCAATCTGCTTCAAGATTATTTCTTTTTCTTTCATTTGAACACACCTTCTTTCTTAGCATTAAAAAAGACCATGATAAAAACATTGTCTTAATACTCTAATATTTAATTGCACTAAAAAGCACATTGATGCGAATACTCATTATTTGCCTTTTAAAAAATCATATACATATCCCAATGTATCATGTGATATCATAAATTCAACCAAATCATAGTTTTCATCATCCAACAAACGCATATAATCATCAAATTCCGCTTCATTTTTTAACTCATCTGCTATCTTCCTTGATATTTCCTTTTCGACTTCATCATAAGAAAATGGCCACTCATTCGTTATTTTTTCTAATATCTTATTAGCTTCATCATATTTCTCTGATGAAGCTAATAAAACATATTTCCCATAATCGGTATTCATCCATAAATCATCTATTTTCTTTTTTCGTTCTTTATCCATAATACCTCCTACTCTTCAATAATACATTCAAGAATAATTTTTCTATTTGATGTTCTATTATTTTCAATTTTTGAACCAACTATTTTTAACTTTGTATTTCTACCAAAAATAATTTCACTCTCTTTATTATTTGTAGTTACATAACAATTTGTTCCTTTAGGTACTTTAATATCTAACCTTATACCTTTTTCCTGCATTACGTTTTCAGTTACAACACCGCTTGTACTTAAAAAACCTTTTTCAATATACATGTGCCCATCTTTTATATTGTTTGGTATATCAGCAATTGAATTCCAATATTGTTCCTTATCCATCTTTAAACCACATGAAGAAACTTTAACACCTGTAATTGCTTCAAGTGCATCATCTTTAACAAATCTCGTCACCATTATATCATCATTTAAGGTATGTGTATTAATTATTCCTTGCAAAGTATCCGCAATTTCTTGATAATTATCAGGAAGTATCTCACCATTTCTTAACATTGCATTCATTTTTCTTGCATTACTTGAATTAATATATCCACTTAAATGACTTCTTCCATAAACAATGCTTCTTTCTTCTTTGCTTATGCTATGCTTCATTTTTTTGAATTCTTCCACTGTTAATTCTTTGAAATGCCTTGAATCAACATTCTCTTCTGATATTCCCAAATACTTAGCCTTATATTCCTCAAAATCCTTTGATTTATCCAAGCCAAAGTATTCTGCCCTTTCCTTCAGGGTATCAAGTTCTTTATCATTTAAGGCCCATCTTGCCCTCTGTAGCAAAGCACAACGGCAATTACATACATTGGCAGCAGAACCACCAATACCAGGTGCTTTCATCTTTTCACCGCCAACAATGAAATATTCGTCAAGCTCCTTGATTTGCCCGTCTGCCTGTGCATGTGCGGGTCTTGTGTTACCGTCTAAGGCTGCACACCACTGTTTCAACACATCAGCTCCCTTTTTCTTGGCAGCTTCCTGTGCATCCATTGCCGACTGATTCTGTATCCTATGCCCTTCTGTCCTTGCAATCCTGATAGAGTTATTCTTTGCCTTATTGAATCCAAACATGTCAATAGTGCTGTTCATTCCCAAGCTTATCTTCTCACCTATCTCATTCCAAGATGAGCCGTTTGATACACCTCTTGACACTTCTGCCCTTATACTTGTCTTAAGCTTCTTTACATCTTCGCCTAATCTGTCATAAAGGCTCTTAGAAAGCTTACTGTCTATCTGTAATGCCTTTAAAACCGCATTCTGGTCTATTGGAACAATTAAAGGAATACCCTGACCTGCAATATCATATATAGCGCCAACATAGCCATTCTGATAACACCTTGTAAGGTAATCGGAAATAGTTGCATATTCCCCTGATTGAAGCTGCGCAAGTGCTGTTTCAAGTTGTGCCCTAATTGCGTTCTGATACTGCTGCTGGTATATAATAGCCTGTATATTCTCCATATCCGTTCTAGTGGATAATTGGGATATATTTACACTGCAATCCTTTATTGCCTGCTTAAACACCTGCTGAAGCTCTTTAAGTACCTGCTTCTCATTATTAAGTTGTGCTTGTAAGATTTCCTTCTGTCTGCCGTTCATCTACTACAACCCCACTTAATACTTTCTGTGCTGTCATTGTTTCCTGTTCCTCATTCTTAGGAAGCTTATCCTTTATATCTTCATAAGAAATATCCAACTGCTCACAAATCAACTGGAGTACTGTTTCATCATCCAATATCTGTGCAAGAGTCATTATCACATTGATTTCTGTCTGCCTTGTCTGTGCTTCTGTTAATGCTATCTGTGCATTTTCCTGTGCATTTGACATAACTTCAGGCTCAAAGCTGAAATACACATCCTTCATCTGATAATCAGTCTTATTAATATCATTGATTTCAGCAAGTACAGGCTTTATCAGCTTTCTTAAAAACTGCTTAAGCCTTACTATCAGCTTGTTTGCTTTTAGATCCAGCAGAGAATATGCAGCTTTAATTGCAATATTAGTTGTTGCGCTTGTGTCCTTAAGGCCTGCCGTATTAAGACCAAATCCAAATCTGTATATATTCTTCTCATCAAGCTCAAGCTTTATCTTTCTTGCTTCATACGGAATATCTACAGTCTTTATCTCAACCCCTGCGCCTGTATCTGTGCTTTCCATTCCTATCATTTTCTTGGTTTTAATGTTCTGCTGTAATTCATCAAGATTATCACCTTCAAAACCCTTAACAACATGAATCGGTGTGTCAAAGTCAACCAGGTTGTTTGACAATGAACAGCTATGTAAATCATAATCATCTATCAGGTCCTTAATTGTCTTAAGGCAGCTGAACTGTTTCTTGTTATTATCAAGCCTGAAAAAAGGAATGAATCCAAAACCGTCATAATAGGTCTTTTCATCATTCCCTTTCTTGTATAATGTATGTGGCTTAGGATTGATTGGCTCCGATTTATCTATATCAATCTTTCCTTCTCCATCCTGAACATAGAAATATGTATTTTCTTTATCCCATACCTGAATTCTTTTTATCTTTTTATACGATTTTTCGATACGATCAACATACCAGTAAATCACATAAGCACATCCATCATCTGTATCTTTTTCTCTTACCTCAACAACACTAATGCTATCCGCACACATAAACGACAACCTGTCTTCTGCGTTCTTGTATGCATACATGTAATCAAAGCCCTTCGTCTGACACCCTGTCAGCACTTCTGATAATTCTGCTGTAAAATCTTCGTTCTCGTTGAAGTAGGAATCTAATTCTTTCTGCAGCTCTGGAATATCTGATTTAATAAACCCTTCATCACCTGAAAGAATATACTGAGTACATTGGTCTACAAGCTCTGTAAAGAATGGATGGCTTATCTTGATATTGCTTCTTGTTGTATCTTCAACAAGCTCTCCGTTAGAATTGTAATAAAAAAGCCTGTACTGCTTAATATCATGGTCTGCTTCATAGTAAGCCTGTCCTTTTCTTGCAAACAGCTTTCTATCAGAAGCGGCATCATCCTGTATAAATTGTCGTATCTCATCAATTGTTAACATTTATATTCCCCTTTCATCAGCTTAAACCAATATTCTTTTTCTCTTGCGCCATTTTTCAATACCATATCTTAGTGCAGCCATAGCATCATCCTGAAAAGCAACTGGCTCATCCAGATATTCACCTGTCTTTTCGTCTTTCTTCCATTTCCATTGCTGCAGCTCCTTTATTGTATTAACACAGGAAGGATGTACTCTTATTATTCGCTTAATAACCTTATCCTTACGAACAACACCCTTTAACCAGTCTATCTGTGCCTTAACAGAGCCATTAGCACCACCTTTATCAACACCCTTTGCTCTATATCCTGCGTTTTTCCACGTTTTAATTCTGTCAGGCTCTGCAGAATCACACCACATATCCTTGTTTGTCGGAATTCCTGCTTCCTGTGCTAATGGTATAATCTCGGCTGTTTCTTTTTCAAATACATACACTTCTTTCAGAATGTATATATTATCATCTTTAATGCCAAGAAGAAGAATTGCATTTGCATGATTGAAACCAAAATCCTGACCGATTGCAATATCATCATAATCATTCAGATTCTGTGATATATCCGCAACTTCCCAATTGTGAAGAATAAGACCGCCAATCTCTCCCCAATTTCCCAATCCGTAAATCTGATATCCTTCTGGATCAACAAGTTTTCTTCTTTCCATACGCTGCCTGTAGGCATTGTCAATAAACCTGTTTCCAAGATATGTACTGTGATGTGTAAGTACATTACTATCAGGAATATCAAAAAAGACCTTCTTTATCCAGTGATTCTTATTCACAGGATTGAAGGTCATTCTTATCTGATAGAATTGCCCTGGTGGAAGCTCACCTCTCAATCTATCATCTATTATTTCAAAGTCAGCTTGTGTGATTTCCGTTGCTTCTTCAATCCACACATCTGTCAGTTTACCTTTTTGAAATGTGATTGACTTTAGCTTTTCACGTTGCTTTTCATCATTTACACCTCTAAATATTATCTGGTTACCATTAGCAAGACATGTAAGCTGTAAAGGGCTTTGTTTAATACTCCAATATCTGTTAGCCTTATCACCAAACATGCGGTAAATCGCGCCCGTAAGCTCTGCATAAGTGCTATCTCTATTGGTTATGTCCGACTTACGAATACATACAAGGTTGCGTCCCTTATCCTGTATCAGCCTTAATATATAGTTCTGCGCTGTGTCAACGCTCTTTCCTGAACCGGCACTGCCTTTCATAACTATGTATCGTTTATGGCTTCTGTCAACTTCCCTGAAGCAAGGGTTCATCTGAATATTTATATTCATAAGCAATCAGCTTCTTTAAATGCCTTTTCAAGCTTAGGAAATTGCTTTGCAATCCAATCAATAAGCTGTTCATTATCGCTATAATCTTCAAGGCCTGCTTCATAAAAAAAAGCATGAATTATCTCATGCCTTAATACTTCTTCAAATCTTATTTTCTTTGTATCTGTAGAATCATTATCATTCAACATTGAACCAACACTTCTAACACTTATTTGCTTATTATATTCCTTGCATAAACCATCAAGCTCTGTCTTCTCAAGAGTATCATCAATCTCAATGCTATATTCAGTTCCTAATATATTAACATTCTTCATTATCTCCATCTCCATAATCAACTGTAATATTCAGTTCCATATCGGTATCAAGTTCAACCTTATCTTTGAACATACCAAGATGCCTACCAAGAAGCTCTAAGGCTTTTTCCTTACTACAAGGTCTAACCTCTAATCCATCCCGTCCTTTTTTAATAACAGCTAACACTCTTTTCTGGTCATCTGTGAGCTCTTCTGTCAGCACTGGCTCTACTGTTCTATACATAATAGGATTGCCATCTTCATCAAGTGCATCTACAAGTACGCCATTAACCTCTATTTTCATTTTCTTTTCTACAACACGCGCATAATCCGTAGCATTAGAAAAAGCTATCAGTGCAAGTTCCTTGATTACCCGCTCTTGAGTAATCTCTGTCTTGCGCGATAGTTCTTTTTGTCTTTCTCTTATGTACTGTGAAATTGTAGTATTTTGTAGTAATTTTGATGCATTTGTATTTGCATACTTTTCTGTGTACCCCGCTCTAATAGCCGCTTGTGTGGCATTAAGGTCTATAAGGTATTCATCACAGAATTTCCGTTGTTTATCTGTTAATCTCACACAATCAGCTCCTTTCTTGGCATACAAAAAAGACACCAGCCTTAAGTGATATGTACCCAGAATCCTGGACACATATTTATGAACTAGGCTGAACACATGGATGCTATCCTGTATTGTACAGG